AGGCGCTGTGAAAATGATGATTCGCCTACTCCTTATAGTGCTTGTCCTTGTGGGGCTCTATTACCTTTATAAATATCTCTTCACCAGCTCCGGCCTGGAAATTCAGTCTATGAATGACCAATTCTTACCGGCGGATAAAGCGACTGGTGGTGCGGCGTCCTTTTCCCAGATGTTCGGCAAACAGGTCTATAGTGGCGGTGAACTTTCCGTCAATATGTGGGTCTACCTTCAGGACTTGAAGCGTGTAGGCCCAGGCGCTGCAAAACACATCTTTTCCCTCGGCAAAGTCGGCACTGGCACCGGCGCAACAACCCTTACTGGGGAACAGACAATGGTGGTCTATCTCGACCCCAATACCAGTGACTTAAAGGTCGGTGTTTCCACGGAATCAACCAGCGCAACTGGTAACTCTACCACTATACAGGGTTCTCCTTCCACCGTGCCAACAACGAATGTCCAGGCAACCGTGCGTGATGTGGAACTCCAGAAGTGGGTCATGCTTACATTCTGCCTGAACAATAAGATTCTCGACATTTACATGGACGGCAAACTGGCCCGCTCCGTTGTCCTGCCGGCGATGTATAAGGTGGGCGGCGCGGCGACTGACGGCCTCTATCTCAATGCCGCTGCCTACGGCGGCTTTGGTGGATTCCTCGGCAACATCAAGATGGCCAACTACGCCCTCAACCCTGAAGAAGTCTGGCGCCTCTACATGAGTGGCCCCTCCGCCCCCTTCAGTCTCGGCAATTGGATTAAAGGCCTCTTCGACCCAGATTTCCTCAAGAAGATGACTATTCCAGGGATGGATTAGAATAACTAAATAATAATTCCTATAGTGCTTTCCCTAAGTTTGCATTATAGAAATACTGCTAAGAAGAGAGCCATGAGGGGATCATTATAGGAATATGCTTTGCATATGACACTGGTGCGAGCCATGGGGGAGCATTATAGGAAATATTTGTTTTTCCCACTCTTCGTTAGAGATGGATTCCTATTCCGAATCATTTAATAATAGCTCGATGAGTGCCCAGTCATTTTTAATGGGGAGTGGCGCCTTGTCCCAGCTCTTACTGGTCCTTGTCCTCGCACTCATACTCTATATTCTTATGATGGCGCTGGAGTCCATGTATCTCCTCTGGTCCAAGGCCGAGGGGTCGCGCATTGATGTCTTCCCGTATAGAGCCAACGCACAGAATAACACAGAAGTCATTGCACAGGACCCCGCCATCAGCTCCGCCATCACACTCCCCCCCAGTTTCAATGAACGCACCGGCATTGAATTTACCTATAGTTTCTTCCTCCTGCTCAACTCCAACGGCTTCTCTGGGCCCAATAACACTATGGAACTCAAACATGTGTTCCACAAGGGCTACACCAAGATGTATCCTCTCTTAAGTCCTGGTGTCTTTATTCACAGTAACACAAATACCATGCGTGTCTATGTCAATAGCACAAAGAAGATTCTTAATGAGATCGACATACCAAATGTGCCCGTCAACAAGTGGGTCCATGTCGTCATTCTGGCCCGTAAGAACGCGATTGAAGTCTACATCAATGGAAACATTATAAAGAAAATGTCAGTGGAAGGTGTCCTTATGCAGAACTACCAGGATCTTATTCTCTTTAGTCAGCGCTCAGGTGTTCGACTCGGTGAAGGGAGCAACGCATTACAGGTGACCGGTCCTTTCAATGGTGACCTCGCCAGTCTCACATATTTCAGCTACGCTATTTCCTATAGTGAAATCCAGGGGCTCAATGCCGCGGGTCCAACCAAGGAAACAAAGAAGGGCGGTGCAGCGGATGCGGCATCGCCTTACTTAACGGATACTTGGTGGACTGCTGGTCAGTAAACAGACCTAACATATACCTATAGTGTAAAACCCTATTTTGAAGCCTAATGAAACCTATGTATATACTAAGGAGGGAATGCCCGGTGGTAGTTTAGTTTCATTAACCAGTTATGGTTCTCAAAATGTGCTCCTCAACGGCAATCCAGATTTTACCTTTTTCTACAAGGTCTTCAAAAAATATAGTCACTTTGCAACAGAATCGGTGACGGTCCCCCTAGATGGACCCACGGAACTCTTCTATGACCAGGAAGTCACTGTTCGTGCAAAGATTCCTCGCGTCACTGACCTCATTAGCGATATGTGTCTACTTGTGGATTTACCAGACATTTACAGTAAATACTTTGACATTTCCGCAGGCAGTCCTCGGCAAGCACAATACGAATTTCAATGGGTCAAGGCGCCAGGGGTTCACATGATAAAGAAGATTAGTTTTGTCCTTGGGGGTGCCACTATACAAGAATTTGACGGCGAATACATTTATGCATGCGCCCACTTGGATCAGGACAGTGATACCCTAGAAAAATGGCGCGCACTCGTGGGCGACGTGCCAGAGCTCGTGGATCCCGCAAAGGGTATCTACGCCGGTGGGTCGCAGGGTATCGGCTATCCCAGTGTCGTCCGCGATACTACCCAGGCACAACAGACAAACCGACCCTCCATTTTCGGTCGCACTCTCCGCGTGCCGCTCCCCTTCTGGTTCTCCCAATCCACCTTCAAGGCACTGCCCTTAGTCGCCCTGCAATATCACGAATGCTATGTGGAAGTGACCCTTCGTCGGCTGCAGGAAATGTATACCATCCTGGACCCCACCGGTCTCCGTGTCCGCCCTGGTATTAAGCTGGACTCTATGATGGGTATCAATGAACCAGACTATGTGGCTGATGCGGACCCAGCCGTGGAAATTCGCAATTTCTATGTGGACCATGACTTCACGGTGCCGGCGCTCAATAACCTCGCCGTGAATCCACGTCTGGAGGCGACATATGTATCTGTCACGGATGAAGAGCGGAAGGTCTTCGCCAATTTCCCGCTCACATACCTTATGAGCCAGGTCCGCCGCTACCGCCTGGAAAACATTACCAATCGTGCGCTCTTTGACTTAGAGGTGTCAAATCCCATTACCCGTCTTCTTATTCTCCCGCGCCGGTCCGATTCCTATGATGAGCGCAATCAACCCTTCAATTACACAAATTGGTGGAATTACCCCGCCGCACCCTTCACACCCACACCAGGAGCATCTCCTATAGTGAACACCGTGTTTAGCAGCGGGCTGCTCGTGCCGGCGACCCAGGACCAAATTATACGAGGTATGCGTCTGCTACTCAACGGCGTGGAATATCAGGAAACTAAGGGGACCGGCTATTATACGGAACTCACACAGTTCCACACTTGTAAGGGCGGCCATTCCAAGGAGGCACGCTATATGTATGTTTTCCCCTTCGCCGTGGATCCACCAGGAGAACAACCCTCTGGTTCGGTCAACGCAAGTGTCATACGGCTCTTCCAGTTGGAGATTGACCCATATCCACTTCCCCTGAACCCAACCTATGTTTATAATGTCAATGTCTATGTTGAATCTTACAATGTTGTCACCATTTCTTCTGGCCTCGGCGGGCTGAAGTATGCATACTAGAGCTGATGTCTGATGTCTGATGTCTGATGTCTGATGTTTAACATACCCATGTAAAAATTCTAAACTTACACTATAGGAATCGTCATTGATTCAATTCCTATAATGGATTCACAACTGGAAAACTTTCGCAAGGCAATAGAAACATCCCCATGTCATATGGTGGAACAATTTATCCTCCTCCACTCCAACTATTTGGACGAAGCGAAGCACAATCCCAAGGCCGCCTATGAAAAATACCGCACTAAGATTGCAGCAATACATGACCTCTGTGCTGCAGCACTTGCCCATAAAGTAACTACCGCACATGGCGGCCGACTGGCGCGCCACCGAAAAACCAAGAAAAAGCGCTCCCAGATTAGATGAGCGGTCTTCTTGATAGACTCACAGGCGCCAATTCCTATAGTGTAGAAGAACAGGACCGCATACGGCAAGCGCGCGCGGATTTCAATGGCTCAATAGAAACATATCAGAAGCGCGCTCTTGAAAATAAAGAGAAGGGCTCCTTGTCCCCCGAGGGAGCAGAAGCAATATTGAAGCGGAATGTGGAAGCACAAGAGTGGCTCGCAGCACATCCCACGGCACGGATTCTGGAACTCCAGGCCGAAAAGGACGCCTATACTCAGGATGTCAATAATGTGCTAGATACTGATATTCCCAAGGCAAACTTCCGTAGTTTTTACATGGGTCTTCGCTACTTGGCCGGCCTTGATGACCCCCGCCTAATAAAGTCCCTGAAAGATACATTGCTGAAGGAAGCGGACCAGCTGGAGTCCTGGTATAATAAAAATAAGGATTCGCTCAATAAGATCCAACTAGAACAGCAAACGAATGACTCCCAGACGCGCATTCTCCAAGCCGTGGAAGATGCCAACTACCGCTCCGTTCTCAAAGGCGAGCTGGAGGGCTTAAAGAACAAGTCGGCACAAGACTGGACGGATGTTCTCGCCGCCACGGAAAAAAACCAGGAAATCATTCAACAGGGCGAGTTCCGCTGGACCGACATTTGGAATTCCTTTGTAAGTCAGCTCCAGAAAATCCCAGGGCTTATTTTCTTTATTATTGCCTTCTTTGTCGGCAGTCTTGCCGCAAACTCGGTCATATATCGTCCCGCCATTTATCGTGTCCTTTATTTCTTCTACGGTGCGCTATTTAGTCCAATCTTGGCGTTCTATTTTCTTATTCAACGCATTCGCTGCGGCCCCTTCCCTTTATACGGAGTCCTTCCAGTGCTGGAATCAACACCTGAAAAAGAGGAAACATATGGAATGGTAACATACCTTCTCCGTTCATTGGTTACATACTTTCCTGATGAAAACATTTCCCGCTGGGCAGGTGAATACGAAACATGCCTGAACCAGTACGACCAGGGCAAAGCAACATAGAAAATAATTCCTATAGTGTAGAAACATGGGGACTTGCCCATCAAAATCACTTGATGTTAATCCACCAAAAATGAACGCGAGCCCTAAGGCAAATGCTGAACCCAAGGCAAATGCTGAACCCAAGGCAAAGGCAAATGCAAATGCTGGCTCTAAGGAGAATGCAAATGCTGGC